CTGCACCTCACTTAAAAAATACAAATTAGAGGAGATGTCATCCATGCCATAATCGAATAAAATTTTAAACTGACCATCCCTAAAAGGAGGGCCTACCTTATTTTTTACAGCCTTAAAATTAGTCCAGACACCCGTGGACTTTCCTGCACTATTCGTCGCATAAGGACCATGTTTTAAATGAATACGAACTGACGGATAAAACTCTTGAGCTCTACCTCCAGGAACAGTCTCGCCACCAAACGTGGACCCAAAATTGTCCCTTGTTTGATCGATAACCACCAGGGTTGTATTGCTGTAGGAAAGAGCCTTCAAATACTTTCGGTATCCCAAAGACAATTGCTTAGCTCGATATGCTCCATAACCCTGATCATCCATTTTCTTAGCAGCTTCGATCTTAGCAGGAAGAGCAGTGATAGTATCGGTAACAATTATTTTAGGTTTCTTGTCCAGTTGTGTGAACTTTTTATCCTTGAAAATAATCTTAGAAAGCCATTCATCGAAAAACTCCTCAATGGTTTCTGGAAAAGCATCATCAGCCTTAAAATCAGATACATTTGACAGTTTCTCAAAATCCAAACCATAAAAACTAGCAAATCTAGGATCCAAGGTGTGCTCAATATCCCCATAGTACGCTCCCATCTTTGCTCGCTGAGCATACCCAAGAATGGAGGATGCTATCACAGACTTACAGGTACTCGATCCCCCAAAAATCTGGACAATTCTCCCAATGGGTATGCCACCAGGATATCTGTTTGCAATAGCAAAATCCAAAACAGTGCAGCCAGTCTGCAAAAAATCAGTGACATCTGGAATGCCTAAAATTTTACTTGCCGCTTTAGAAGTTTTTTCAACATCCCCTGTAATTTTCTCAGAATTCATCTACCTATCTCCTACTTTTTCAACATTAAATCTACCATACGTCCCCCGAGAGGGTGCTCCAGGTCTCCAATGACCAATACCTACATACAATCCAGCTATCTCAAGGTATTTCATAACAACATCGTCATTCAATACATTTGCAAGAGTTGGATACACAACAGTTAAAGTTCCCGACCACTTTGAAACCTTAGGATATGTTCGCATAACTTTACCACCATCGGGTTTTCCATTCGCGGAAACAAAAGCGGGAAATCCCTCAAGATTATCCTTAGTAATATTGGTTATTATGTCTCCTTCAATTTGAATGAGACGGATATAAATAGGAGTAACTCAACACAACTCAACGAAACTCAACTTAATGCAACATAACATAACTAAACTCAACTCAATACAATTTAACTCAATATGATTCTATTCCTCCCTATGATCCTCTTTGACTTCTTCTTGACCTTCCTGTTTCCGCCTTCTTAAATCCTGGATTGCTTTCTCACCTTGTTCCCAGCCACTTGTGTCAAGTCCAGTGTCATCCTGGGAATAATAGTTATTGATATACAATCGAACAAGATCTCGTAATCCAGATTTCCTTTGTTCTGCGGCGGTCAAAAGAACAGCAACCTCATTAGCAAATCTATCTGCCTCAATGTAGTCACCAACAGCCTTTTGATAATCCTCATGAATAGTAACCGTGGACACAATAGTGCCCTCCGTCGGCTTCTTATCCGCTGGCAAACCAAAATTGGCAGGATTTTTTCTAATCTTCAAAGAAAGATCTGCTTCAACAAAACTAACATGTTCCTTAGCAGTCTTAGCTCGACTCCTAATTTCAGCAACCCAACTACCAATTTCATCGTAAACGATAGCTTGATCACAACATTCCTTCTCTAACTCGATTCGATCAAGGGGCAGTCTTTCCCTAAAACCTTCAAGTACCTCTCTATCTTCATCTGTCATGATTACTCCCTGGCTCTTCGCCGATTTTGAACACTAGCTATCTTCTCCTTGATTGCGGCAGCTTGTTCAGAATCCGCAGCCTCTTCTTTAGCCTCACTCCGCTCTCTACGGGATTCTTGAGCAGGTTCTTCAACAGGTTCTTGAGTAGTTTTTGCAGATTCCTGGGTGGTTTCCGCGGGTTCCCGCCTAGAACGACGACTAGTTGCCGGTTTAGCTTCCGACTTAGCATCTGAATTTGAAGCAGCAGATTCAGACTTAATACCACTAACTGCTATTGTCATTTCCTCAGGATCAGGTTTCAAAAGAATCTCTTCAAAAGCAGGAAGATCTGAATACCAACTCTTAGGAATTGGTGGAGTTTTTGTCAATACAAATCCGGTGTACTCAGTTCTCTTACCATCCTTACGAACAAACTCAATATCTCTACCATCTACGGGATCAGTAGGATCTATCTTTTCACCCGTGCGCCTATCCTGAGACAAAGTACATATTGCTTTATAAATTGAAACAGGACAATCAAACCAATGAGTCCCCTCATCCTCAGAATTCTCATCAGTGGTATCCACCACATAAAGAAGGAAACGTTTACTCGCATTGAGTTCTTTTATTGCATCACCACTCACATTCTGCCGCCGCAATTCCCCTTGATGATTGCATATAGGACATTCCTCACCCCACATCTCTTTCAAACACAAATAAGTTGCTTTACTCGAACCTATCTGAGTATGCTGATGAATCTCTTTAGCAAAAGCACCTACAGTATCCGGAGCAATTATCCGTATAAAGTTATTGCCTTTCGGTTTCTTGGTATTATACTTAGTAATACCTAATCTTTCCAATTTAGCTGTATCAACATAATCAAAGTTAACTCCACCAGTTTTCATATTTGCACCAGCATCCAACTGTTTACGTCTTGCATCGTCCATCAGTTCATCTCCAAATTAAAATATGTTAATTGTTTACTTTTCAGCAATTCCAAATCCAATTAAAATTCCTATACCTATTGCTATCATTAATCCAAACAAATACTCTTTGGATATCATACTCAACATCACTGCCATATCTATTCCTTCCACGTTTCAAAACAAGCTCTTGCAATAAGAGCACCCATTAAACTTTTCTTGCCATAAAAAGTGGTGTTAGAAAAAATCTTCAATAAATGCGTAATATCCATAGCATCTTCTACATTATCATACTTCTTTAACTTATTATACAAAAACGTCATAACCGCGAACCTAATCCTCTCAGAATCTTCATTAATAGCATCAAAGGTTGTAATAATCTTTTTCCATTTTTTTCTTCGTGCTACAGGGCCCATTGCTAAAAGATTGAATAAATCTAAGATAGATTTCTCCTGCTCTGTTCCATTTATTATCAATTCAATAGCCGAATCTACATCAGTCATCCCAACAACTTTTTCAAGAGCAACCAATGACGCTCTTGGTGACCCATCACAAGTTTGTACCAAAGCTTCCATAATGCCCGCTGTAACATCATACCCCTTCTTTTCACAAGCCTGAACGAGAACCTTCCTAATCTCTTTATCCAATAACAGTCTAACTGTATACTCAGCACATCTATTGTGAATAGTTGGTATAAGACTTTCTGGATCTGTTGTACAGAAAATGAAATAGCAATGTGGAGGATTATCCTCAATTACTTTTAATAAACATTCCTGTGCTTTTCCTGAAAATTCATGGCATTCATCAAATATATAAACTTTAGCTCCACCTCCAAAACCTACCAAAGGAGCATTTTCAGCTATACCTCTAACTGTAGCAACACCATTTGTATTAGCAGCGTTCAATTCAAATATAGATTCAAGTGGTGCCCCAAATTCCTTAGCCAAGATACGTGCAATAGTTGTCTTACCACACCCAGATGGTCCTTTTAATAATATAGCATGTGGCCGAGCATCCACGGGCTTCCTTAACATAGCCATAAAAGCCCCAACAGCCTCCGAATTACCCACTACATCTTTAAAATTCGTGGGCCTGATTTCTTGATAAAGTGACATAAGTATCTCCTATATTATAATTATACTATCAACTAAGCTGTACCTCAGTAAATTTATACACCCTCACCATATTTTGAAGAACACCAGTCCAGTAATTTCTATTCTTCTTACCGCCTGTTGCACCATGACAACTAAGACAAAGAGGTACAAAATTATCCGGATCAAGATTGTCTTTGTCATAATCTATATGATGCACTCGAAGAGTGTAACCTACCTGTTCCTGAGTTTGTTTGCACACCATACAAGTATAATTATATCTTTCCCTAATTAAAATTTTAAATTCTTCATTGAATTCATCTGGATAAGAATCATCTGAAATCCCACCCTGCCAATTAGGGTTGTTCTTACCTGCTACAACTCCGGGGTGTTCTTGATAATATCTCTTTTTTCCTTCACTATTTTTCTTATTATGACCTGGAGTTTTCTTTGCACCTCCTAACTTAGCGGCTTGGGATGCTACACCTGAATAAGTTTCCTTAGTTCTACCTCTACGTTTTTCAGCTGATTTAGCCACTCTTGAATCCGTCTCTTTTGTCAACCCAGTGGTCCAAGGAAGTCTGCCTCGATTAGAATTGCTGATCTTTTCCCTCACCTCAGGTCTTTTAGCTGGATTGTTCTCACCAAAAATTCCTATTTTTTGTTTTATCCTCCCAGCTTTTTCTTCGCCGTACATTTCCTCATACGTCTTACCTTTCTTTGAAGAAACTATTCCCTTCCCATGATGGTTATGAATATACACAGGAATACCACCATACTTATGTGAGGGTCTTACTTTAATTTTTCCATAACAAAAACAATGACAATGTACTTTTGGCCAAGGATAATATTCTAAATCTCTATATTGTTCCCAATCCTCAATCACCTTATCTCCCATCTAATTTTACATATCCTCCATTTGATACCAATTCTTATCCCCGTACTCCCAAGAAACACCCATCTGCACATCCCCTTGCCAATCAAACATTTTTGAACACATAATTTTTTCACTCAGTTCAATAACATCTTCCATCTCATCAAGATGGGTATCTAAAATAATGGCATCATGAATTTCTGCAACTGACAAAGTTCTGTACTCTCGACGAATCAACTCTGCATCAATCTTATTCCCAGCAGCCTGCAACAAATGATACGCTGGACCTTGAATAGGTGTGTTATACAACTTATTTATATTCAGTGGTCCAGGGCGCCTTGCCCCAGTAACCAGCTCAACATACCCATTTCTCTCATAGTCATGAATAGTTTTAAGCTGCCACTCTTTAATGTAAGAATATTCATCCCAAAATCTATTCTGTACTTCTGTTACAAAGTCAACATCAAGATGTAGTGCACGGGCAATCGAAGCAGATGTCGCACCATAAATACTTGGGAAAAAGAATCCATTCTTTGACTTGTTTCTTAATGCCTTGTGCTCCACTGCATTGTACTCTTCACCCTCCTTGCTAAAAATCCTACTTGCCCACATCCAGTGAATATTAATACCTGCCGCTATCTGCTTAGCAAGAACAAGATCACCAGAAACCATGGCAGCAACACAAATTTCAGCACCATCA